GTCAGCAGACATCGCGAGAAAAACGACGCTGCGTCCCTTCACCGTTCCCCATCTCCGAAAGTGGTGCTCCGCACTCGTTCTGGACAATGGCGAGCCATGGATCCTTGAACCGTTCCAATACCGCTTCGCCGCGGACATCTTCGCCGGGTTCCTCGAAAACTGGCTCATCGTGCCTGAGGGCAACGCGAAAACGACCTTGGCTGGTGGCCTGGTGCTCTACCACGCCCAATTCCTTCCCAACGCTAGGGTGCCCGTCGCCGCCTCCTCGAGGGATCAAGCCGAGTGGCTCTATCAGGCTGCCGCCGGCTTGGTGGAGCGGTCCCCGTCCATCGAGAAGCTCTTCCGATGCCAGGAGGGTTATCGGCGAATCCGCTGCGATGACATGGGCTCGCGGATCCAGATCTTCGCTTCGGATGATCGGACCGGGGATGGCATCGTCCCGACGCTCTGTGTGCTTGAAGAGCTTCATCGCCATCGGAATCTGAGCCTGTATCGGACGTGGCAGGGGAAACTGGTGAAACGGGGAGCCCAACTTCTCGCCATCTCCACTGCTGGCGAGCCGGATGGGGAGTTCGAGACGACGCGCAAACGGATCAAGGACAATGCGAGCCGATCAGATCATCGAGGGTTCTATCTCCGGGCCGTGTCCGGCAACGGTAAGACCGTGCTCCATGAGTACGCAGTGCCCGAGGAGGGCGACCCGGATAACATGGCCCAGGTCAAGAAGGCCAACCCCCTGAAGGCAATAACTATCGAGAAACTCAGGGAGAAGCATCCACCCGAATGCGATACGACGACGCCGTCCCACTGGCGCCGTTTCGTCTGTGGGATGCCGAACCGGCTGGAGTCCTGGATCGACGTGCCGAAGGACTGGGATCCCCTAGCCGTGGACATCGGTGGGGTGGAGGACGGGGACGAGGTGTGGATCGCCGTCCGGGCTGGTGCCGGCATGGGCATCGGGATCGCCGCTCCCAAGCCCGATGGGGCGGTGGCTACCAGGGCCGAGCTGGCTCCGCCCCCGCCCTCAGGGCGCTACAGGCTGGATCAGGTCGAGTTCGCCCTCCGTCGCCTGGCCGAGCGATATGTCGTCCATGAGATCGCCTACGACCCTGCCCAGTTTGAGCGGCCGGCTGAGCTCCTCGCTGCGGAAGGCTTGCCGATGGTCGAGGTGCCCCAGCGACCCATGCGCCTAGCCCAGGCCACGGCCACGATGTGGCGGCTCATCTCAGCCAAATTGCTCCGTCATGATGGCTCGGACGAGCTGCGAACCCAGGTTTCGCTGGGCCAGACGAAGGAAACCGTCCAGGGTTGGTATCTGATCCCCAGCGCCCAGACGTCTGGGCTGATCGCCGTGGCCATGGCGGTCCACCGGGCCAGCGAACTCGGCCAATCCCGGGATGTGCTCTTCGCATGAGCCCGCTGCGCTTCAACTTCCGCCAAGGCCTCCACATAGAGCCCCGTAGCTTGACGGAGGGCCTATTCGTGCCGTCCCGGACGCCATATTTCAGCACGGCCGGCCCGATCGTGGACACCACGAACACCCTCGGCCTAGCGGCGGCCCATGCCTGCATCCGGCTCATCTCCGAATCCATTGGCATGATGCCGATGAAGATCTACCAGGGCGAAGCCCCGGAGCGAACGCTCGCCCGGGATTCCTGGCAATGGTTCAGGCTCCATGAGGCCCCGAACGACGATCAATCGGCCTATGACTTCTGGCAGGATGTCGCTGGTTCAATCGAAACGGCAGGAAACACGTTCATCTGGAAGGCTATCGCACGCCGGCCCATCCATGATGCCGTGGATGTCCAGCTTATCCTGATTGAGCCGAGCCGGATTACCCTGAAGCGCGATGATGCTGGTCGGCGGTATTACGAGGTCCGGCGGAATGGAAAGACGGAGAGGGTGCCACGCAGCCAGATCCTCCACATCCGAGGTTGGACCGCTACGCCGGGTGCTGATCTGGGGCTCTCGCCAGTCGCCGTCCACCGCGAGACACTGGGCTCCGCCCTAGCCGCCAGGGAGTACCAGGCCCGGTTCTTTTCCAACGGGACGGCCCTCCCGGGTTTCATCACGGCCAAGGGAACGCCCACTCAGGACCAGCTCGACCGCTACGAGATTGAATGGCAGGAGCGCCACGGGGGCTTGGCCAACATGCACCGGCCAGCGATCCTCGGCAATGAGTCGGGCTGGATCTCTACCGGCATTTCCATGAGGGATGCTCAGTACATCGAGATCCAGCAGTTCAACGGCGAGGAGGTCTGTCGGATCTTCCGGGTGAACCCGCGGATGCTGGGATTCCAGCTCGCTACCACCTCTGCCGAGGAGGATTTCGAGCGTTTCCTCCAGGCCGACCTCGGTCCCCGCATCCGCCGGATCGAGATGGCCGTCCGCCGCGACCCGGATCTGTTCCCTGCCGGGAGCGAGCTGTTCCCTGAGTTCCTGACCGATGCGGTCCTCCGCCCATCCATTCGGACGCGGTTTGCCGCCTATAAGGATGCCCTTCAGGCAGGGTTCATGATGGCAAACGAGGTCCGAGAGAAGGAGAATCTGCCCGCCGTGAGCTTCGGCGATGTGATCCAGCAGACGCCAGTCGGTGGGGCGCCGAACACGCCGCCCAAGGCTGCGGCGACGAGCAACGGGGGATGAGCATGAGTGACCAGGATTGCATCGACTGCCCGGAGCATTACGAGCAGCGTGCCGTGGACAATTCGGCCTGGGATGGCGGCGCGGCGATGTCCAAATGTGCCAATTCGGACACGCCGGCTTCGTGCTACAACGCCATCTGCGCCGGGAAGAAGGCCGGTGATCCGAATCTCCAGTCGAGCCACGCCCTTCCCCACCACAAGGCACCGGGGGATCCGCCCAACGCCGGAGGTGTTCGCAACGCTCTATCTCGTCTGCCTCAAACTCAAGGACTGACTAACCGCGGAGCGGCCCAGGCTCATCTCCAGGCCCACATGGGTGCCATCCAGAATGCCTCGAATGCCCTTTTCCACCGGGATGACGGCCTGATCGAGGCCCGTACCTCCATGGAGGGCTGGGAGGTTAGGCACTCTGGGCGTCCCGATGAGGCGTTCACCGTGCGGGGATATCCGGTCGTCTTTGACGAGCTCTCCCTCAACCTCGGTGGGTTCAGGGAGAAGATTTCGCCCGACGCCTTCGATGAGGTCCTGGCCACCGAGCCCGATGTCCACTTCGTATGGGACCACGACACCCGATATGTGGGCGCGAGGACCAAAAACGGCACCCTGAAGCTCACCAAGGACTCGACCGGAGTGTTCATGGATGCCCAGGTCGGCAACTATTCCTGGGCCAAGGACCTTCGGACAGCCCTCGAGCGTGGGGACATCAATCAGGGCAGCTTCGCCATGCACGTCGGGGAAGATGACTGGGAAGTGGCCGAGGACGAATCGGTCGTGCGTACTGTACAGAAGGTCGATGGGCTCTATGATGTGACCGTGACGGCCCAGGGGGCCTACCCGCAGACGACGTTGGCTGCGGTGAGGTCGCTCATGGACGCTGCGAAGCAGGAAGGTCGCCTGATCTCAGGGGCCGAGCTCGTCGCCGAGAGGGGCGAGCCGGAGTCGCATAAGGGCTCCGCGGAAGATGACGAGGACTTCGCTAGGTGGAAGGTGGCCATGGAGAAGAAGGCCGCCGCCCATCGGAGCAGCTTCGCCAAGCTGGCCGAAAGGCTGGAAAGGCTGACCTGAGATGGGTGTGAAGACCCTTGAAGAACTTCAGGGGGCCCTTGCTGATGCCCAATTGCAGTTCGACCAGAGCAATGCGGCATTGCAGGCCCTTGGCCCTGAGGGCGAAGAGACACTCCGTAAGGACCTTGAGGCCCAGTTCGCGAAACACGAAGGCGAAGTCCGCACCCTGGCATCGGACATCGACCGCTTGGAGCGGATGGAGAAGGCGCTCAAACAGGTACCTCGGCCTGAAGGCGTCGAGGTCGGCAGGGAGCCTCGCACCTATGAACGGGGTGTCCGAGAGGCAAACGGGAGCTTCCGTAGCTTCTTCCGAGACATGTTCAACAAGGACGACCACGCAGCTGCGTCGAGACTTGCGCGCCATTCTCGCGAGGTCGCGATTGAGCAGCGTGCGGCCATCAGCACGTCGTCGGGTGGTCCTGGCCTAGTTCCTCCTCAGTACCTGCTGGATGAATTAGCCACCTTCGCACGGTCAAGCCGCCCATTCGCAGATGCCATTGGGCCGCGTCCGCTCCCTGACACAGGGATGACGTTTAACGTTCCAAGGGTGACCACGGGTGCGACAACCGCGGTTCAAACAGAAGGTGC